TGTAGAGTTAACGCCGCACGCGCCCTCCCACGGGTCTGAGCGCTCTTCATATTTAAAACCAAGTACGTCTAAGCCCTTAACAAACGTGTCTGCCCAATCTTTACGACCATCTATGTCCGTTGTTATCTGACCGACAAGCTCACCTGACAGGGTTTCAAGATCACTGTCCTCCATAAGTTCCGCTAGGTTTGCGCCAAACTCAGAGAAATCTTGTTCATTACCGGGAATTATGGTAATCTCCATGCTGCCGTCAGATAAGGTGACAGACTCAGGATCAACAATCTCAACCTCTAAGTCAGAGACGTCCATCTCTGCTACACCCTCTAGGTCGCCCTCTAGGTCTTCTAGTCCCATTGGAGCAGCGTACTGCCCTTTTTCAATAGCCATGTGTCACCTCTAGTAGTACCCGCCTCGGCGCTGTTTAAAATATTGTTGTTCTTCTGGTTCGTCACTAGGCAACCTAATAAAGCCACCCTGTCTGAAACGCATCAAAGCCATAACCGTAGAATCCACAAGGTCATCGTTACTCATAAATGGAAATCCTGCAATCTCTTCGACCACTTCTTCTGCCCATCGTGTCTGCGGCACCCAACAAAGTCCAGATGCTACAATGTCTGCAACGGAGTTAAGTCTAGCCAACTTGTCCCCTGACCCCCTATGTGGTGTGTACTCAGACACTGGCAGACCCATACGTCGCATCTCTTGATACAAGGCCACTCCAGAGCTTTTCTTCTCCACAATGAACGAGTCTGGTTCCCAGTCGTTATACTCTTCCATCGCAAGCTGTTTAAGTTCTGGGAACTCTATACGTTGTTTTATGCTATTTAACAATATAATATTGTACGCGCTGGTCTCTTCGTTCAAGAATACGCCCCATGTGGTAAGCGCTGTAAAGTCTGCACGGTTGTGTTTCTCGGCTGCGGCGTCAAGCGACATGATAATATATTCACAGGACGGCGGTGTATCTGGGGTCCACTCGTTCCACCACTCACGTTTAACAATAGCCGCTTCTTCTGTGGTAGGCTGCTGCTGATACTGCGAGTTCCACTGGAACACAGGCATAGAGGCTTTGGTACGTAGTAGGGCTTCTAGGTCAAAGAACTCAGGCCATAACGGCTTTTGAGTTACTTTTTTTGTTTTCTTACTGACAACCTCTAGAATAGCGGGGAATTCAACAACTTCATACTGATCCGCACGTTCATTCTTACCCATGTCACGTACCACACGCCCTGTAAGGTCATCTAGGTGCCAACGTGTTTGTATGATAGCCACACGTCCTCCGGGCATTAATCGCGTCCGTGCGCCGAAGGTGAACCACTCATACGCTTTCTCAAACACGCTAAAGTTCCCGTTGATTACATCCTGCTCTGAGTGTGGATCGTCAACAAGAAGCAAGTCAGCGCCACGACCAGCAAGTGCAGAGCCAATACCGCACGCATAATACTCTCCACCTACGTTGGTATTCCACCGACCTGCTGACTTACTGTCCTGTGCGAGTTTCACAGTGGGAAATATAGACCTGTAATCGTCTAGGGCTATCAAGTTACGCACTTTACGACCAAAATCTACCGCTAGGTCTGTGGTGTGAGACACCATCATAACCTTCTTGTCTGGGTTCCTACCTAAAAACCATGCTGGGAAGAAGATAGACACAAGTTGTGATTTGCCGTGGCGTGGTGGGATGTTAACACAGATACGGTCTTTATCCCCTCGCTCAATACCCATGAGTAAGTCAGCAAGAATGCGGTGGTGCTTGCCCACGATAAACTCAGGCATCATAAGTTTGCAGAACTCAATCAAATCGTCGTACGCACGCTTGTTTTTAGACCTTGTAGACAGTTCGTCTACCATACGGTCAATCTCAGCCACCTCTTCCTCGCTAAACGAGTCAAGATTAGCCAGCATGAGGTCAATATCGTCGTTATTGAAGTCAAAACCCTCAGTCATCGTCGTCAAACCCAAACTCTTCGGCAACATCTAGTGTTCTAGCGGATAGAATGGTGGCGTCTTCTACTTCTGGCTCTGGGTTTACTAGCTTCGCCAGCTTACTACGGAGTTTTTCTTTGATATCGTCGGTGGTCTGATGGGTAATGGTCACTTCGGACTTCTCAGTGAACAACCCTACGTCTGATATCTTACCCATAAGCTCTAAAGCACGCATACGTACCCGTGGATCAGGGTTTTCTGACTCTATGATGAGTTTGTTTGTCACTAAGTTGCGCAGTTGTTTGGAAGATTCCACTACAGAGTGGTTAAATTCCTCTATTATAGCTCCTGCCATCTTAATAGACGGGGGCGTTAACTTCGCTGCGCGTTTGTTGGTAACTTTTCGGGACGTTTTATCTGGTGCGCTGGCATACGCAGTGGCTAAAGTAGTGGCAACCTCTTTGTCAGCTTCATCTGGAGTGGTGTTTAGCCCGTGGCTCTCTAATTCTGTCACTGTTTTAGCCAGCGCAGCGGTGCGTTTGGGTAGCGGAAGCTGCTTTGCTTCATCCTCTAAGGGTACACCTAGTTCGGGCATTAGATTCAATGTCATATCATTTCGCAGGTAGTTAACCGGTAACGTAATACTAGGGTACAAAAAAAATTTTAGCAAGGGTTTCTAAAAAGGGGTGGGGGGTTTTCAAAAAATACCGATTTATTCGTGTAGATTAGTAATAATAGTACTACGGCGGAATCCTACATGACAGCGCGGGGGGTGGGGATGGGGTGCCCTCTATCATACCTTGTTTTGGGCAACCACTCAAACGGTAATCAGTTAGTTTTAATGGTGTTTAATATCATTTAGTATGCAAACCTATTGTATAACATGTTATGACATGGCATATTGATTACATCGAGACGGCAAACAATACGCCGTTTGATCGATATAACTTTCGGGCACCTGCCCGAATTACCGGAGACTTTACACAATGGCTACTTTATCAAAAACAGTGACTGACAAAATCGAGACCCTACAAAACGCAGGTCATAAGGTGGTTTGCGCTATGACAATGGACGGGGATATGGGACGTTTTGAGGTCGGCGCAATGCAGGTTATCAAAAGAGCGGAAGGTCAATTGTCTTCTACATATGCTCTTATGGTTGCCGCGGGCATCCTGCCGAGTGATTACCTATCCGCTAAGAATAGGGAAAGTACAGCGTCGGTCGAACAATACGCTGCGCGTGTAGAAGCGGCGGGCATGATTTGCTACACTAAAACCCAGCGTGCCGAGCTGGCGACCAAATTGCCAAAGGATACGTCAGCCGAGCAAAAGGCAGCGCGTAAGGTGTTACAGGATCGCCGCACCGAATTGCTCAAGACTATCCGTCGTGGGTTGACCACCGCACATAAGCTAGCACACCCAGAGGAGTACAAGGCTGGCGGCGCAAATGAGCTAAAGACCGCGATAGAAGACCTTGCCGCGTTAATGGAAAAGGCGACCAAATTGTTGCAAGGCGACAAGCCTTTCCCTGAGACGTTTGCACACGACGATGCGATCGCAGTTGTCAAAGGTTTTGTCAAAACATTCTGCTAATATCTTAGGGGCACGCAAGTGCCCCTTCCCCCTTTCATTTTAATTCGGGCACCTGCCCGAAAACCGGAGCCTAAAAAATGCTGACACTTTCACAAAAATTGACCGGCGCGTACGTTGATCTTTATAAAGCCGACGAGCAAGAATTGGTAACCGCCGCAAAAGCAATACTATCCGATTTTTTATCGGGAAAAGATAAAGAAAACCAACCGCTATTCGACGCAAGAGATGACGCGATGACGGTGCTTCAAGAGGAAGCCGAGGCAAGGATTTGGCTGGGCGATGACGATCCCGAGCGCGGACGTAACACCTTATTAAATGACGTTGTTGCAATTGCATTCGAATATTTTAACTAACACCACATAACATTCTACAAGGGCTGCCTTCGGGTGGCCCTTTTTTTGTGTCTTTTTTTCGGGCACCTGCCCGAAAGTTTTATTGCGTATACGCAACGCCTGTGATAGCTAGGCAATACATTGCACCACAATGCGCTACTAGGCCCGCTTCGGCGGGTCTTTTTTTATTCGGGCATCTGCCCGAAAGTTCTGATACCAGTAAATAGAGTAGCTCTACGCATGACACGTTTACGCGTGTTCCAAACGGGTTAGCCCATAGGATGTCACTGGATTGTACTTCGGGCAACTGCCCGAAACTTCTGATACCAGTAAAGAGAGTAGCTCTACGCGTCTAAGTATCTGAAAGTAAAAGAAAGTTCCAGAAGTTCCAAAGAAGTTCCAAGCAAATGGCGCGTAAGTTATTGAAAGTAGAAGAAAGTTCCAAAGTTCCAATAATATAAGTATATATATAAACCTTTTGTTGGACTGTATAAGAGGGCACCTTCTCGCTAAAACCCCTTTCACAAATCTATGTATATACCTTTGGAACTTTGGAACTTTGGAACTTTCTTTTTAAAACAAGTAGATACAGACCCCCACGTTGGAACTTGACGGGACTTACCACCAAACACCACAGGACACTACCATACCCCAAAACTTGACATTGCACGCTCTATGTGGTAATATGTTATATGGTTAGTAAGGTTGGTAACTTATCCGTCGGCCACGTAACCCTACACAAACAGCACTTTCGGGCATCTGCCCGAATAACAAATGGAGACTACTATGAAGCAGACAGTAACAGTTCAAGGGTTCGCTTGGAACGATAAGACCCGATGCCACTCAGACAAAGTAATCCACGAAGCAACCAACATCGTAACTGCCGAGGCATGGATCAAACACAACGCGGCGTATTTGCTAAACCTGACTATCCTATCTGACAATACATCGTTCTTGATGTTGCGGATGTTGGCCGCGTCAAAGATAGAAGACGAGGTGGCGTTCTAATGAAGTGCAAAGATTGTGGGGACACGTTCCCAGTAGGTCGCGCCAAGCTAGGTTATCAGGTCTGTCTCAAATGCGGTGACACTGCTGCCACTGAGCAAAGACTTGGGTGGTGCATAGCTCCACTGCCAAAGCAGGGCTACACATTAATTACCCGCAAGTCTGACTTGCTAAACCTCAACCAGAAAACACGTTAACACACTACCCACTACTAAACCTCATTACTTGACATCATACACTACCTATGGTATACTATAGGTAGTGGTAAGACCTACTGATTCAAATCAAACCTTTCGGGCAGATGCCCGAATAACAAACGGAGACTATTATGAACGAGATACTTCAAACCCCGCAGGCCACCGCGCCTAGCATATCATCAGCGGCAATGATCGTTGACTTCAACGCAAGCGTCTGGACTGCACGTAAGAAGGACAGCAAGGCGTCAGAGGATGTCAACAACACGAACCGTGCAGACAGAGGCGTTGCCAATGTGACTAAGAACTTACTAGGTGACTGTGACGAACTAAGCGCCGTCCAGAAGTTTGCAGCCAACGTGCGTAACATACATTACAGCATGACAATGCCATGGTCGGACAACGGGTCACGTTTGCTGACGACAGCGCAATACTTCAGATATCACGAGGTAATGACCGACCTACAGCAAGAGTTCGTTCGGTTGGTTGACGAGTTCCTCACCGTGTACGAATGGAAAATCATGGAAGCGCAAGCCAAGCTGGGTGACATGTTCAACCGTGACGAATACCCTACGCGTGACAGCCTAGGGAGTAAGTTTGCGTTCCGCATGGCCTACATCCCACTACCTGACAGCGGTGACTTTCGTATCGACATTGGTAACGAGGGCATGGTGCAAATACAGACGCAGTACGAAGCGCAGTACGCAGCACAAATCAAGGGCGCGATGAATGACATATGGCACAAGCTACATGACAACCTGACTACACTTGTCCGACAGCTTGACGTCAACGAAGAGGGCAAAGGTAACAGGTTATATGATACTGTGTTTGACCGAGCTATCGAGCTGATCGACATGTTGCGTACGTGTAACGTGACAGGTGATAGCCAGATGGAAGCGATGCGGCTCAAGCTAGAAGAAGCGTTCACCAAAAATAACCAAGCGTTGAACCTGCACCAAATCAAGAACTCACCAACGCTTCGCGCTGACACACAAGAGAAGCTGACCGCAGCCATCGCTGCCCTACCAAGTCTGGATATATAATGACGCGTGAAGAATTTTTTGAATGGCTTGGCACCTGCCCAACCCACAAGTGGAACATCATAGACGACGAACACGGATACGTTCGAGTGTCTTTCCCCACGCATGAAGAAGAGGAAGAAGAATGAAAGGTACTATCCGCGAATTTATAATCAACCTAGCAACAGTGGTAGCTCTATGCTCCATGCTAATTTCTATGCTGTTCATTGCTTACGGCTTCAACCTTTAACTTAACTTTCGGGCAGGTGCCCGAATACAGGAGACTATTATGAATACTGCACAACAAATGTACGCACTCTCACTCGACCAGTGTGTAGATGCAATCAAAGCCGTAGGCCACTTACGCACCTTACTACTCGAGGGTGACATTGGTAACGGTAAATCATCAACGTTGCCTACACTAGCAAAAGCGTTGCCCGACCACATAGCATGTTACTTCGACTGCACCACAAAAGACCTTGGTGACATTACGATACCCAACATTGCCAAGCTGGATGACGGGACAGGCTATGTCACATACCTGACCAACGAGGAACTGGGTGCGCACAACCACAAGCCAATCATCCTAATGGTGGACGAGTTTGGCAAGGCCAACCCCGCTGTTAAGAACGCATTGCTACGCCTGTTACTCGAACGTAAGATTGGCAGCTACACCTTGCACCCTGACAGCATTATCTACGCGACAACCAACAAAGGTTCAGAGGGTGTGGGTGACATGTTACCACCACATGCGCGTAACCGCCTGACTGTTGTACGGGTACGCAAGTCAACCAACTTGGAGTGGATCGAATGGGGCATCAATGCTGGTATCGACCACAGCTTGCTCGGTTGGGGTAAAGACAACCCGCACTTGTTCGCGTCGTTCGAGGATATCAAAGACCCAGACGAGAACCCGTATATCTTTCACCCAAAGCAGCAACGTGCTGCGTTTGTTACACCACGTTCGCTACACTCTGCGTCTGATATCCTACACCAACGCCATTTGTTTGACGACCAAACACTAACGGCTATGCTGATGGGTACTATCGGTGATCGTGGTGCGAT